AAACTAACGCTCTATCTGAGCTTATTTCATACGTCGATCCGTGCGAACCTTTGACTATGGCCGGTATCCTGTGGGCAGTTGCAGCGCCTAACGTTATCTGCCAATTTGAAATTGCTTGCGAGCTATCAACAGGAGTGTTTCGCACTAGATCGGTAATGATTGCTGTAGCAACTCTAATTTTCACTTCGTTAGCGGAAGCGGGCAGCGAATTCGCTAACTTTGTCAATCGTTCCGCTAAATCGAATAGATCAGCCACTTTGCTTAGCCTTCAGGCGCTTTAGGTGCGCTCCGTCCATTTGACCCACATAGAACGATAAAAGCTCTTTTTGCTCATTGTCAAATCCAAACTCTCTTGCATACGCTCTGACTGCCGATGAAGGTATCCGAACTAACGAAAAAGCATGCGAACGTTCAGAATCTAAATCAAAAAAGGCTTGCAAATACAACTGCAAGCCTAGGTCGAGTTCTGGCGCGTTAAGAATGTTCGCCGGCAGCGGCTGGCGGGCTTGCACCGCTTGCCGCGCTATGTTCTGTTCTATCGGTGCAAGGTCAAGCAAATAGAACAGAACTTCGATTAGTTTTTTGCCGATTCTTCCGAAACAGCAGCCTTATAAACCGAAATGTCAGCAGCGCATTCTTGCAGATAAGCGTAAAGCTCGGGCAGATTGTCAAACAACTTTGCTGCATTTTCTTTCGAGAAATCGGCGAAACCTTCGTCAGTTTCGACGCCAGTAACGTCAGCCAACATCACGTTTTGCCAAGAATTCAAAGCGCCTTCAACAAACGCTTGCCGCAGCAAATCGTTAGCTTGCTTGTTCTTCAACTGCTTGGTTCGCACCAATGCCTGATGCGGGCGCATGATGCGCTCTAACGCCTTCGTATAGCGTTCGTTAGACTGACTAGTGCGAGCAACAATGAAAGTTGGCACGCTGCCATCATCGTTAGGCGGCATCTTGATTTCAGCGCCTTCAATTTCTTTCTTGTCGTCAGTCTTATAAGCTTTGGTGAGAGACATTTAAATAGCTCCAAGGGAAAACGGGCACCGCCCGCGAATTAGACCGACGCACCGCGCCGGCCCTAAAAGCTTTATGCAGGCATCGCAATGTTGGGCAGGTATGAAAACCAATCAGACAGCAGCGTATAACCTGCGGCGTTTTCTGCGCCGGTAGCGTCAAGCGGAACCTTAATCGGGTTGTTCAGTTCAACATTCAACCGACCGCCACCAAGACCAAGCAGCGGCATATCAAACACGAAACCAGCGTTTGCGCGAGCGGCAATGAAGTTCAAACCAACGTCAGCGTTATTGCGAATCGCTCGCACAGCTTCAACCGTCGAAAACAGCGCAGTGATTGAACCGCTGGCGTCAAAGTTGCCCACACTAACGTCAATCCCGCCGAGTACGCCCAGCGCCTTAACTTGACTGGCATTGTTGTTGATAGAAACATCAGCTTCAGTGACGAAACCGAACAGCGCGTCTTTGTTCATTTCAGCAACGTCATGCACCGCCATACGGACGCGGTAAATATCAAGCGACGTATTGAACGCAGATTCGCCCGGCGCGGCAACGCGAGTGCCAGTCTTCAGGCCTTCAGAGCCGGTCCGCGTCGCGTCTTGCATGGCAACGAAAGTCAAATCGCTATTCAGCTTATCACCTTCCGGGTAATTCAGCTTAAATTCGTTTGCAATCGCACCTTCAAGATATTGCGCTTGAACGCCAACAGAATCGCGGCCTAATGTGCGCTCCAAGTTATACGAACGGGTCACAATGTCAGCCGGCAGCGGTTCATTGCGAATCACAGTACCGAAAAACACTTGCAGAGTCTTACCGGCGCCCGCATCGGTTTGCGGGTCAAAGCTGGTTTCGTCCAGCGTTAGCGACGCATTAGTGACGGCGGAAACGCGCGCATAGCCTTGACGATTGGTTGAAGACGCAGGAGTGTAAAACGTAGCAGCGTCATCGCCACCGAGGAAAATCCATTCACCCGGAACTAAACCAAGTTCAAGCCAACCAGCGGCGCCAGTACCGCCAGCAAGTACAGCAGCGCCCCATGCGGTAACGCTGCCAGCTTCAGTAGTTGCAATGACGTTGGAAGAAACGCCAGCATAAATCGCAGTGGCAGTGACAACACCAGCAACGTTAGTTGCGGTTACTTGAGTATTTGCAACAGTGCCAACACCGTAAGTTGTACCAGCACCGGAAGCCCCATTGATCGCGGCAACAAAGTTTGTGGCAGTGCCCGTGGCATCAGCGCCGATCAACACTTCGTCAGCAACGCCAGTAAGCGCGCCTACAAGAGTGTAAACGCGACCGCCAATAGTCACAGTATCAGCGGCAGTGCCAGTGCCAGTAAACGTCAACATGCCAGTTGCTTGCGCGAGACCAGAGATAGCCAGAACCACAGCAGCAGCGCTAGCGGTAAGCCCAACAACACCGGCAGCAAACTGAAAGCCGACCGCTTCAAGCTTTGCAGTTGCAGCGGGCGCGGATTCAGTAACCAGATTCGTCGCAACAATCGTTTTAGCTGCAACACCGCCAGTGGTCACACGATGAAGACCGTTGTTCGAGACAGTGCCCGACGCTTTAACCAAATGCCCGGTAAGGAAACGGATAAGGCCAGTTGCAGCGTTAAACGAATCGTCAGTCGTGGAAATCGACGTAAGCGGCACCTGAGTACCGTTGAAAGGCTGCGTTGCGGGCTTCTGACGCGCATTCGCGAAAAAGAAACCCTGCATCAGCCGAGTCAAATTCGATTGCGTCAAATCGCTGTTAAAGCCGCCCGACGCTTCAAGCCCGGTAGGAGTGCCCTTTTTGCGTTGACGGCCGGCGCTGATCGGCTGGCGCGCAACGGTAGACAAATCGCCACCAAAATCGCTGTACGAATTCGGCTCAAGCCCGTACCAAATTGGGTCATGCCCGTCAGCGGCAACTGTGGGCAATTGCTTTAAGCAAACTTCTTCAGCAAATGCTAAGCCGGTAACGTTTGAATCGATTTTGTTAACGTCGCAAGTCATTTCATGTCACCTTTAACCGAGTTCGTCGTATTCATGTTCGGCAACGACGTTAAGCCTATGTAAATCGTTCTCAATGGGAAGCTTGTTAATTCGAGCGTTATAAAACCAGATAGTATCTTGGTCAGAATGTGCAGCGCCGCCCCGGAACGCATTGCGGGCTATTGTAGCCAGTTGAAGGCCTTTTCTCGCAACCTGTTTATCACTGGACGGACAAAATATCTGGACGAATGTCAGGCCATCGATTCGATACCGTTTTTGGCCTGCAATGCCTTCACAGTTTGATAAGTTAGCCTGTCGCTCTAATACTGTTTGATGAGAAACGCGAACGAAATATTTTGTTGAATCAGGTTTAGCATTAAGCTCATTTCCTGCCCACAGAATAGCCGGCTGATAGCCGATCAGAGCTAACGTTTCGGCAGTTGAAAACCGCGCAAGAAACTGCGCGTTCATAATGCCTTCTGCTTCGTATGGGTTAAGAGCTATCACAGCTTAAACACAATAGTGTAGAGAATTGGTGTACCGTCAGGCTTCAAAACATCGATAGCGCTGATTCTGCAAACCATGCCGGTACCATCGATAACAACATCGGTAGGCGCTGGCGTAAAATCAACCGACGCCATTAAACCGTAAAAGTCGCCGATTTGAATTTCAGTGCCTGCAAGTAGGCGCATGAATTCCATATTTAGCCGAGTCAACGGCAGGAAGACGATTGAAACAGTATGGTCTACAGGAGCGGCGCCTGTGACTTCCCAAGGCTTATTAGGATCAGCAGCGACACCATCAGGAATCGACCGCCATGTAACTTCAGCGCCTTTGGCTTTAATCAGCCTTATCGCGGTTTCGATTTGTCTCGTGTAAACAGTCACTTTAGTACCTCAAAGTACGCAGACCAGTAAACCCGCCGCGAAGTATATACAGCAGTGAATCTACTTGAGTCAGCATCAAAACGCCAAACTTCGCGCCTTCAAAGTATTCTGTTTCAAGCGGGCCGACTTTATCTTTCTTAACTGACAATTCTGTATGCCCGCTCATAGGCATAAGGTCAATGCCGCTAGCGCTAGCCATAGCTAGAACTATTTGAGCCTGCTTAAGCTGCGGCGGTATTGTGAACTTATCAAACAGCAAACCATCAAAATACACGTCAGTGCGCG